CCCCTAGTGTTTGGGGGGCTTTTTGCGCGCGGAGGTGAAATTCGCGCTTCTTCTTCCATTCTGCTTCTTGAGGCCGTATGAAGATCCAGGACCGTATCAGGTCGTTTCGTCGGGTCCCTGCGAAGGACCTGCTTCCGAACCCGCGTAATTGGCGGACGCATCCGACGGCGCAGCGAGAGGCGTTGCGGGGGATCTTGGCGGAGGTTGGTTTCGCCGACGCCTGTCTGGCGCGTGAGTTACCCGACGGCACGTTACGTTTGATCGACGGCCATTTGCGTGTGGAGGAATCGCCCGACGCGAAGATCCCGACGCTGATCCTCGACCTGACCGACGAGGACGAGTTGAAGCTCTTGGCGGTCGTCGATCCACTGGCGGCGATGGCCGAGACCGACGCCGACGCCCTCTCGGCGCTGGCCTCCGAGCTCGACTTCCAGAGCGAAGCCCTATCGACGCTCGTCGAGGGCCTGCTCCCCGCCGCCGATACGGTCAGTGCGGATGGGCAAGGGGGTGACGACTCGTGCGACGATAGTGCGGGGATGACGGAGTGCCCGAGCTGCGGCCACAGGTTTCCAAAATAGGCTCGACGCATGACCCGCAAGAAAACCAAACCGGCCCCACCGAAGAAGCCGCCCGCTGCCCCGCCCCCGTTCGACGTCTCGCTGGTCAAGCGGCTCACGCCCGGTGGCTCCGACGATCCGGTCGAGATCATCAAGGCCCTGGCCGCCCTCGGCCTGGCGATCCCCACGGCGGCCGCCCTGGTCGACATGGCCCCGGACGACTTCGCCGATCTCTTGAAGAACACGGAGCTGGGCCGCGCGTGGAAGCAATCGGCCGCGCTGGTCGACGCCCTGGTCTCCCAGGCCCTCTTGAACAAGGCCAAGGCGGGCCACGTCGGGGCCTGTCAATTCTGGTTGACGAAGCAACTGCCCGAGGTCTTCGACGCCGGCAAGTCGTCCGGCAAGCCCGCCGAACCGCCGGCCGAGCCGGCTTCCCCCTTATCCGACCTGAAACTGAAAGTCGTCGGATGACTAGCGACGAACTGGCCAAAGCGTTGGGCGTCAACCGCCAGCAGGTCGGCAAATGGGTCAAGCGCGGCATGCCGCACAGCCGCAACGGCCGCGTCTACGTCTTCGACGACGAGGCGGTCCGCGAGTGGCTCTTGCGCAAGGGCATCGTCGAGGCCGAAAACGTCGTCGGCTCCTACGGCGACGTGGCCAATCACTTCGGCGTCAGCGAGCGGACCGTTCAATACTGGAAGAACAAGGGCATGCCGGGCGAGCCGGGCTACTTCAACCTCGACGCCGTCAAGCTGTGGCGCGAGGAACAGGGCCAAACGTCCGGCACATCGACGACCACCTCGCAAGCCCGCGAGCGGCTGATCGAGATCGAGGTCGAAACGAAGGCCCTGCGTCTGGCGATACTTCAGGGCAACCTGGTCGAGCTCGACCAGGTCCGCCGGCTCTTGGTTCGTCACGTCCACGAAGCGAAGTCCGTTCTGGAGCGCGTCCCCGACCTGGTCCTGGCCGAGTTGCCCGTGAAGACGCCCAAGCGAATCAAGCGGCGCATCCGTGCCACGGTCACCCGGCTGCTGGACGACGCCTGCGAGCTGTTGGCCGATATGTGCCGAGCCGGCGAGGTCCAGGGCGCCGACAAGCTGACCCGGGCCCACCGGCTGGACCTGATCCGCGCCGCCACGGCCGGCCTGGCCGACAAGACCCGACAATCCGTCCTCCGCGAGGTCCTCGACTGCGAGGCACCGCAAGCCGCATGATCCGCCACCTGCTTATGGTCGCCATTGCCCTGCTACCCTACGCCGATCTGCTCGCCGCCGGCGCCGAGGCCTGGACCCCGGCGCCCCGTCCGATCCGTTGGCAATGGTGCGAGCAGAATCTGCGGATCCCGTCCGAGACGGCCGCCACGCCAGGCCGCTTCGACGTCCAGCAGGACCACGCCTTCCTGTTGGATATCTTCGAAGCGATCGACGACCCCGACATCCGCAAGGTCACGATCATCGGTTGCAGCCAGATCGGCAAGACCGAGTTCATTCGAGCCATCGCGCTAAGCCAGGCCGAGGTGGCCCGCGCGCCGATGATGCTGGCCGGGCCCGACGAGATCTACTCGACCGAGCAACGCGACGAGATCTACGCCCGGGCCCTGGCCTCGCCCGCCCTGCGCGACCGCGTGCCCGAGCGGGCCGCCTGGAACAAGCGGATCATCGACCTCGAAAAGTGCCGCATCTTCCTGGCCTGGTCGGGCAGCTCGCAACGCATGAGCGGCCGGGCCTGCCGGATCGTCTTGGCCTCGGAGGCCGACCGCTGGCAGAAGTCGCCCGCCTTCGTGGAAGAGCGCGTCAAGGCCTTTCCCGGCGGCACGACGATCATCGTCGAGGGGACGCCGGTCGGCGCCTCGCCCTACCTCGAGGCGTCCTACCAGCAATCCGATCGCCGCACATTCGAGGTGCCCTGCCCGGTCTGCGGTCACCATCAAGAGTTGCGGATGTTCCCGCACCGCCACGGCCCCTACGCGGGCAACGGCGGCGTGGCCGGCATGAAAAACGATGCCGACAAATGGCTTTCCCCCGAGGAAGCTCGTCTTAACGCCTACTACCTATGTGAAAGGGGCTGCCGGATCGAGCCCGATCAGAAACACGACATGGTCCGTCGCGGCGTGTGGGCGGCCGAGGGCCAAACCGTCAACAAGGCGGGCAAGCGGGTCGGCAATCCGACCTATCCGGGCCGACACGCCGGGTTCCGGTTGAATTCGCTGATGAGCTCCACGATCGGCTTCGGCGACATGGCCGAGAAGTGGCTGACCGTCCGCGACGATACCGAGTTATTGTGCCGCTTCTGGAACGACTGGCTCGGCCGGGCGTTCATCCCCCGCGGCAAGACGCCCCGCTGGAAAGACCTGGGGATTCGTCTGGCCGGCAGCCACGCCCGGGGCACGATCCCCGCGTGGTGCTATTTCCTCACCGCCGCCTCCGACGTCCAAGAGCGAGGTTGCTACTGGATCGTCCGCGGCTGGGGCGACGGCAAGACGTCGGCCCTGGTCGACTTCGGCTACCTGCCCAAAGACTTATTGGGCGGCGAGGAAGACAGCGACGCGACCGAGGCCCGCCTGGCCAGCGACCTGGCCAAGATCGATCCGGTCCTGTTGCAACGCCGCTTCCCGGTCGACGGCGTCAACCCGGGCGGCTTCGAGCAGTTGGCCGTCCGGATGTTGGGTATCGATCGCGGCTACCGGCAAACCGACGTGGCCACCTTCCTGGCCGCGCACCCGGGCCCCCGCGTGCTGGCCGTTTTCGGCGACCCTCAAATAACGCCTGGCAGCCTCTACCGGCCCATGAAGACCCAGCGCGACGTACATACCGGCCGGATCGACGAAGACGACCCGCGAACCTGGGGACTCGAAACCAACGCCTTCAAGTCCGAGATCGCCGATCGCTGGATGATGGCCGACCCGACCCAACCGGGCGGCTGGTGGCTCCCGTCCGACATCCTCCAGACGGACCACGGCGAAGACTACCTGCGCCAGATCACCGCCGAAACCAAGTCCCTCGAACTGGTCAACGGCCGCAAGGTATTGCGCTGGAACCTGATCAGCCACAACCTGCCGAACCATTACTTCGATTGCGAGGTCTACGCCAACGCGATCGCCGAGATGATCACCGGCGGCGACTGGGACGCCAGCCATTGGCGAATGCCCGTGCGGAGGCCACCGGTCGACGCGGATGTGTCGGTGAGGGAACCGCAGGAGGGGTTTGCTGCGCGGTGACGGGGTGAGGGGGTGACGGGGTGACGCAAGCGATTGTCACCCCGTCACCCCGTCACCCAATCACCCTAACGGAGAACCGATATGGCCAAGAAGAAACCGAACCAACCGACCGCCACGAAGCCGGAACCACTGCCCCCTCACACGCTGGGGAGCCAGCAAGCCGGCAAGTCGATGGAGAACCTTGTTGACGAGACGCCTGTCGAGCCCGAAGAGCAGGTCGAGACGGAGACGGCCGAGCCCGAGACGGTCCAGCCGCGGCCCGGGCAGACGTTTTGCGAGGCGTGCGGCGGGCCGATGACGGTCCGATCCACGACGGCCGAGCGCCGCTATTACAAGTGCGACGCCTGCGGGGCCACGAGCAACCTCGACCGCCCCCCGCGCGTGCCCCGGGAAACGGCCACCTGCCCCTACCACCCCAAAACCAAGTGCAAGCGCGAGGCCCGATCCGGCATCGTGGTCGATCGCTGCCCCGTACCCGGCTGCAACTACCGCCAACCCTACATCCCGGCCGGCTATCAACCCCCGCCGGATGACTTTTCCGCCCGGTAGGACGGAACGGGGTGAGGGGGTGACGGGGTGATCGCTTGCGCGTCCCCTCACCCCCTCACCCGATCACCCCGTCCCCTCGTTTTTACAGATCCTGTAAAGACCTCCAAGAATTCCCGAAAATCTTCGCCCCGTTTTACAGATCCTGTAAAGCGTCCCATTTCGATCTGGCCTGCCCGGCCTAATTTGCGGGTATGGCCATTCTCACGACCACGCAACTGATCGAACTGATCGACGCCGTCCTGGCGAACCGGGGCGGCGCCGACTTCTATGAAGCCTACGGCGAAGCGGGCAACACGTTCCGCGGCATGAAGGTCTCCGAGTTGTTCGAAGAGCGGCGAAAGCTGACTCAGCAACTGGCCGCTGAAACGGGCGCCGGTATCGGCGCTCCGCGCTTCTCTCTGGCGGAGATCATCGACCAATGACGATGCTCGTCCGCCAACAGCCGACCGTCATGCAACGCGCCCGCCGCTGGGTCGCCACCGCGATCGCCGGCAACCAGTCGCGCGGCGTCGAAGCCGTGGCCGGGCCCTATCAGGGCGGCGATCGCACGCGGCTGACCAAGGGCTGGCAACCGGCCCGCTACAGCGGCGACCGGGCCATCGGCGAGGGCTGGGACCTCCTAACCGATCGCATTCGCGACCTGCAACGCAACGCCCCGGCCATCATCGCCCTGCGCCGCACTCTGGTCGACCATATCTTCGCCCTGGGAATCGGCATGACGGCCAACGTGACGATCGCCGGGGAGCTCGAGGACCAGTTCAACGTCGCCACCGACGAGAAATTCGAGTGGTGGGCCGAGCACGAAGCCGACGTCCGCGGCAAAACGTCCTGGTACGACCAGCAGCGGCAGTTCGGCGGCGAGGTCTTCGACGCGGGCGAGTGCCTGCTGTTGCGGTGCCACGTCACGGGCCGCCGGGCCCGCAATCGCCAGGTCCCCCTGGCCTACCAGGTGGTCGAGGCCGAGCAGATCGATTCGTCGAAGGACTGGCTCGCGGGCAATGGTCGCGGTAGTGACCGGCGCAATCGCCGTGAAGTCCGACGCGGCATCGAAGTCGATCGCGACGGTTTTCCGACCGCCTATTACCTGTTCGATGTCCACCCGGGCGACGGTCACGCCATAGGCCG